CGTATTCGCCCCGGACTTGCGTTGGACATCCAGACGGTGTTTGACTTCGTCAACCGCACCAAGTGGGTTGCGGCCGTGCTGCAACACACCCTGCAACCCAACACGCCCGGCGGCCAGTGGATGACCCAGATCGCGGCGCAGTCGTACGGCTCAAAGGGAGACACTAGTGGCGCTATTTCGTAAAACCAAAGCCGTGGTGGCGACCGCGTCCGAACCGGTACTGGAGGCCTACATCATCCGCATGATCAAGCCCGGTCAACTGCGTTCCATGGTCTACAACACGTTTGGCGGTTTGGTAGACGCCGAGGCCAAGGGCGTCTGGTACACCGAAAACTGGGTCGGCTGGTCGGTCTTCGACATCAAACTCGCACCGGTACAACCTCGTGGCTGACACTCCGAAACTCGACGCCCCATTCGAAGCCCAGTTCCACGCGGGCCGGATGCAGGAATACATCATTGGGCGCCTGATCCGACAGATTCACACCTCGGACCTGGTCAAGGTGCTGGCCGTCTACCCGACCGCAGGCACTGTGGGATTCGTGGACGTCCAGCCGCTGGTCCAGCAGCAGACCACCAACAACGTGGTTCTGGACCAAGCGCCTATGTTCCGGCTGCCGTACATGCGCCTGCAAGGTGGCCAATCGGCGGTGATCATCGACCCGGTCGTCGGTGACCTGGGGTTGGCCGTGTTTGCAGGGCGCGACATCACCGCGGCCGTCAACGCGCAAGGTGAAGCGCCTGCGGCGACCAACCGCGCGTACGATGCTGGCGACGGGTTATACTTGGGCGGCTTCATCAACCAAGACCCCGAACAGTGGCTGCAGTTCTTCGGGCCAGGCGGGGCAGAGATCAAGACGCCTCTTCTGACCCTTGATGCCGAGGTGCGCACGTCTGGGAACGTGTCGGTAGGGACAGGCTGGAGTGGCAGTTTCAAGGACGGCGACGGGTACACGCTCACCGTACAAAAGGGCGTCATCGTCAACAAATTCTGAGGGTTCCCACATGGCCGGACCAGTCAACATCGAGTATTTCGACGGGCTCAAGCGCAGCATCGAAGGGTGCGCCAGCTGCGAGCAGTTGCAGGAAGTGACGGCTGAGACGTTCGCCACCGTGACGGCCACCATGGAATCGATGACGGCCCAGCTGGCCGCCTTGCAGCCCTTGCTGGCGCTCTTGGAACCGCCCAGCGCCAACCCTGCGCAGATCGTCACCTGGCTGACCGACTTCATCAACCTGTACCTGACCCCGCAAGTCCGCCCTGTCCTGACCATTCCCGTGCAGCTGGCCGCCATCACGGCCCAGATGGCCGAGCTTCCCGCCCTGATCGAAGCCAAGATGGCGCAGTTCCCGTCGTGCAGCGTGCCGATCCCGGTCCTGCCGCCCGTGCCCACTCCCTGATACCATGCAGCCATGACGACCAACGTACCCCTGCCAAACTTCACCGCCGCCGGCCTGAGTGTTCCGACCGAGCCCGAGTTGCTGACAGGCGTGTTTGGCGATTGGGTGGACGCCTTCGCGCTGCAAGGGAGGGCCCTCAACACCGAACTGGCCACGCCGCAAGGGCAGATGGCGCAGAGCCAGGCCTACATGCTGTCCTTCCTGTACGCCGGGTTCTTGCAGATCATCAACGGCGTGGACCCCGCGACCTCTTCGGGCGCCTTCCAGGACGCGCTGGGTCGCATCTACTTCCTGACGCGTCAACCGGCCACCTATGCTTCGGTACAGGCCGTGGTAACGGGCGTGGTTGGCTCCACGCTGCCCGCTGGTGCGCAGGCTGTGTCGGCCGATGGAACGATCTGGGCGACTGCGGGCGCGGTGACATTCGGTCCGACGGGCACCACGTCCGTCACGTTCAAGGCCACTACGCCAGGTGCGGGCCCGGCGGTGGGTGTCAATGGCCTGCGGATCTACCAGCAACGGCCTGGCTGGGAGACGGTCAGCAACGATCAACCCAGCACTCCCGGCGTGGATGTTGAGAGTCGACAGACGTTCGAATCACGGCGCGCCGATTCGGTCTCTATCGGCGGCAATGGCACGGCGGCTGCGGTGCGCGCCGCCATCGCCAATGTGACCGGGGTGTCGGATGTGTACGTCTACAACAACGGCAGTGATGCGGCAATCCTGTACGGCACCACCGGTTACCCGATTCCCGCGCACAGCGTCGGGATCGTCGTGTCTGGCGGCGATGACACCGAGATTGCCAAGGCGATCAACTCGAAACTCGACTGCGGCTGCGGGCTTCCCGTCTCCCCAGGCGTCGGTACGTTGGTCACCGAGATCATCGAAGACACGGTCAACTACTCCGAGCCATTCCCACAGTATCTGATTCGCTTTGTGCGGCCAGCTGTGGTACCTGTCTACCTCCGCGTGGAAGTCGCCAATCTGTCCACGTTGCCCAGTTCCTTTGTGCAGGACGTCCAGCGCGCGGTGGCCGACGCGTTCACCAACGGCTTTATGACCGAGGACGGTACGATCGTCACCGAACGCGCGCGCTTGGGTGCGCAGATCGTCGCCGCGGCCTACTTCCCGGCCATACAGGCGCTAGGAGAGATCGTGCCTATCTCGATCAATGTGGGCCTATCGCCAGATCCGACAAACAGCCCCGCGATCACCATGGGAATCGATCAACTGCCCGTTACGGCGGAGCTGGACATCTCCGTGGTCACCGTGGACGTAGCATGACCGATTACGCCAAAACCATCATGCGGCAATTTGCCAACAGCCCCACGTTGATGGGGCTGTTGGCCGCGTTTGACCAGTGGGTCGACCCGGCCAAATTTAAGGCCGACTTCCTACTCCACGTGTGGGACATCCAGACCGCTACCGGGTTCGGGCTGGACATCTGGGGACGTATCCTGGGCCGCTCTCGGTTCTTGCAGATCCAACAGACCGCTGGCGTCAATTTCGGCTTCGACATCGGAACCATTCCGGGTACGCCCTGGAAGCCGTTCGGCCAGGCACCATTCTTCAACGGGCAGGCTGCAGGTACGACAGCCTTTGCGCTGCAGGACGAAGACTACCGCAAGCTGCTGTTGATCAAGGCCGCGGCCAACATTGCGCGCTGCGACTGTCCGTCAATCAACGCGTTGATGCGCCAGATGTTTGGCGATCGGGGCCCTTCCTATGTGGGGTACGATCCCGATAACCCGATGCACATCGGTTACACCTTTGATTTCTTCCCGACCGCAGTCGAGAAAGCCATCATCGAATCGGGGATCTTCCCGCAACCGGCAGGAACCACGGTACGATATATCTACAAGACCCTGACGTACGCGCCGTTCGGCTACGCCGGAATGAACGCGGGCGCCAATCCCGCCTATGTGACCGGGTTCGACCAAGGCCCGTTCTACGACCCCTGACGAGGCACGCCATGCAGCAGTCCAACCAACCCGCCAAGTTTGTCCTGCCGATCGCACAGAACGACACGGCCAAAGCGGACATCCCCGTGACCACCGCTGACGCCACGCGTGCGTCACAGTCACTGGGGTTCCCGCCGCTGACGGGCCAGCCGCCCGAAGCGGGCGGCGTTCCACCTCAGTTGCCGGATATGAACGGTCTGCTCAATGCCATCTCTCGCATTCCGTGGTGGGCCATGCTGGGCGGTCGATTCGGATACGACAACGCGTTTGCCACCAACAGCAACATCAACGGATACCCGTTGGGCGCCGAACTGGCGTCGGCAGACGGATTGGGCTCGTTCTTCTCCACGGTAGACAACAACGTCACCAACCCGGACACAAACGGGGCTGGCTGGGTCCCCGCCAGCGCGTACGGAGCGACCGCCCTTACCGGGCAGACCGGCGGTAACGTCATCATGACCCAGGCACAGGCCGCCAAGAAGGTGATCACCGTGTCCGGCACGTTGACGTCCAATCTGGTGCTGATCGTGCCGAGTTGGCGCTACGACTGGACCGTATACAACAACACCTCTGGCGCGTTCTCCGTATCGGTCCGCACGGCCTCGGGCTCTGCGGCTGCTGTTCCTCAGAACGGCGCGCCAACCCCCGTCAGTTGTGACGGAACCAACTGTGCCCTGTTGGCCGCAAACATCGCGCCCGCAACCAGCGACACCCAAGCCGTGCGACGTGACCAGATTGGCGGGCGCCTACTCAACGTCCAGACCTTCACCGCGTCGGGGAGCTACACCCCGACCGCTGGCACCACGCGCGTCAAGGTCACAGTTGTAGGCGGTGGCGGTGGCGGTGGCGCGTGCGCAACCACGGGCGCCGGGCAGACTTCGGTTGCCGCATCCGGCGGCGGCGGCGGTTACGCCCTGTCGTGGATCGCGGCTCCAGTGGCGGGTACGGCAGTAACCGTGGGCGTGGGCGGCGCGCGTGGTGAAGGGGCGACGACTGCCGGACAGCCCGGCGGCAACTCCAGCTTCGCTGGGGTAGCCGCGTCGGGGGGTTCGGGCGGCTCTGCAGGTGCTGCAGTTTCTGCTCCAAGCGTCACTGGCGGTGCTGACGGCGGCCTAGGCAGCGGTGGCAACATCAACAACGGACGAGGCACTACCGCCGCACCAGGCCTGCACATGGCGGTCGGCGCCGTGGCAGCCGGTATGAGCGGTTCGTCGCTGTTCGGGGGCGCTGTCGCCAACGCTGCCGTGGGCGGCGCCAGCGCCGAGGGCTTGGCTGGCGGCGCACCTGGTGCAGGTGGGTCGGGCGGCGTGGCCTCACAAAGTCAGGTCGGCCGACGCGGCGGTGACGGCGCGCCAGGGATCGTGATCATCGAAGAATACGCCTGAAACAAGAAACCCGCCGAAAGGCGGGTTTCTTCTATGCGTCGCGCAGTCCGAATATCAGGTTACCGGCAGCCATTCGCCTATCGACCTGGGCGCCATCCAGCGCCTCCCAGTTCAGGGCCAGCAGGTACAGGCATACAGTCTGCCAGTCCCCCCGGCCCGCGGCAGTCCACAGTTCGTTCCAGTCGCGGATACGGTCCACACCGATGATGTCGGCTACGGCGTACAGGAAGCCGACCTTCTTACCGCACCCTGGCTGGTTTGCCATCAGCATGAATACGCGACGTTCCAACGTCTTGCTAACTCGGTCGATGTCCGCTTCCAGGGCCATACGTGCAACGCTCTCCGGCTGGGAAATGCGCTCAATAGCGCGCCCGTAACCCAGGCGAAGAACGTTGTCGGGGCCACGACGCGGGAACTCCGCGCGCGGCCAGAATACCATCAGGTGCGCGGTCGCCTCGGCGCAGGCTTTCACCCGTACAGCTTCCAGTTCGGTTTGCAGCGCCTCGGCCGCTTCTTGCTCAGGGGCCATTGACGCCCCGCTTGGTCGACACGCCGAAATAGTACCCACCGATGGCGCCGGTCAGCGTGGACAGCCCGGCAATGACCATCAGGATCATGTCCTTGTTGCTCGCCGGCACCTCCACGACGAACAGCGCGGCCATGGCGATGCCCTGCAGGAACAGCACAAAGATGGCGATCCCTACGCGAGCCGCCCCAACGTTGCGGGTTGCCCAGGTCATGCGGCCAGCCCCAGAAGCTGCTTGGCCTTGACCAGCTCGGCCTTTCGGTCGTCCAGGCCGTTGGTGCCACCATTGATGGCGCGCGTCACGCCGACCACATCGTCGGCCAATGCGAGCTGTTTGAGCTTCGGACGCTCGATGGTCCAATACCAGAACGCGGCATCAACGGCGTCGGGCAGACGTGTCAGCATCAGCGGGTCGCGCACAGCGCGGTCGTCGCCGTACTTCCACTGGCTGTAACGGGTGTGGTTCGTACGGCCAGTGACCTGGATCAGGCCGTGGCCCTTGAAGCGCTTACCGTCGCCGGGCTGCGTGTTGCCCAGGTCTTTGCGGCCTTCGTAGGCCGCGCCGGACGCCAACTCCTGCATCCAAAGTCCAGAGCGCGACTCATGGGCTACCTGGGCCAGGAAGTGCGCCTTCTCCAGCGGCAGCGTCAGGCCATAGGTGATGCAGCCCTGCTCGAGAGCCAAGGCGATGTCGGCAGGGAATCCCATGCCGATGGCTGCGGTTTCAGTCGACATCTCCTGCGTCCTGAGCGGCACCGCGGAACTTGCGGCGCGCCCAGCTTACCACACGCGTAACTGGGGTCGTCGTTATCGGAACTTTCGTGTACCGGTCGAAGTGGTCAACCAGAAACTGCGCATCAGCCTCCAGGACGTTTCGTGCCGCAGGTGGTGTGGCCTCCACGTACTGGACGAGGCTAGCCCGCACAGCGTCCTCGAACGCACGTAGAGCGGGGCCGTAGGTCGCGTCCACGCGGGCCAAGCGCACCAGCGAGCGCAGTGGCGCGTCCCGATCGATCTGCAGGCTGTTGCGACGCATCGCGTCGGCCAGTACGGGGCGGTGCTTATGCACGGTAGTCATAAAGGCCATCTGGGCGGAGGCGTGGCGGTAGAAGTCGTCGGTCATAGTGGCGGCGCTCCGGGGTCGAGGGTGTGAATCGTCAACTCTACGCGGCCGGCGCCGGACGGCGTGCCGCGCAGGATCACCATCGCGTCGATCTGCGAGTCGTCCAGCCAGACGCGTTGCTCAGTCAGGCAGTCAATCATCAGCTTCTCGCGGTTGGCGATGTCCCATCGTGACCCAGCCAGCTTGAGCGGCGGGTGAAGGGTCATCCAGACCAGCAGGCGTCCAGTCAGTGGCGGCGGGACGCGACCCACAGGCAAGGCGGCCGCGGCCGCCTTTTTGTACTTTCTAGCCACCAAGGACAGCAGGATCTTGCCGCCCACGGCTCGCCAGATCCGGTTCAGGCTTGGAGGCCACGGGAGGGTCAGGCGGGTCATCACGCCTGGCTATGGACGAGATTGAGCAGTCGCCCGGCCAAGATGAACTGGTCTGGGGGCAGATCATCACCGCAGCGATCGACTAGCGTCGTCAGCAGCTCCCGGAACTGCCCCAGGTCCACTGCCTGCGCGGGCTGGTACGCCTCGGCCGCCTCGATGGCGTTTTGCCACGGGCAGTTGGCGCTGCTGTGCTCGCCGATATCCACGCCAGTGATCCGCACGATGTGGCCGGCCAGCTCATCAGCCATTTCGTGGTAGCGGTCGCGCTGGTCGATGGTTTCCGACAGCACGCGGTCTTCCGGGGTGTCTCCGTCATCAGCATGCAGCGCTGCCTCAAAGCGATTCCACGCCTTATCCACCATCGCATCGGTGACTTCATGGTCCACGGCCTGCGCAGGCGGTGTGGCGTACCGCTTCACTTCATCACCGATGATGTGGTCTTCATCAGCCCAGCAGTGACATGGTAGGTTTCCGCACGATCCGCGATATACATTGTGAGTGGGATGATCACGAAACACCGGCTCCCCCACCGGCTGGCGGGCGTTGATCGGCTCAGGATCACCAGCACTGTAAGCGAACACAATATCGCGCCCACGGCTGACCGTAATGGCGTCCTCGGCCACGGTGACGCGGTAGTCACCGACCTGCTGTGCGATCAGTTCAACCGGCTGGCGGGCGGCGAGGACGGCCTGCAGCTCGGCCGCGTGTCGCATCGTGCAGTTTGCGATCTTCTGGCACAGCAGGTTGTCGCTGACTCCGATCTCCTCGGCGTGGTTGCGCCACCGGGCGACCAGCGATTCCAAAAGCGCAGCCCCCTGACCACCCGGGGAGGGCTGGGCGGAGAGGGCTTCGATTGAGATTTCGAGCGCCTCATACACATCACACCAGCGAGGCCGCAGTCCCTGCCTTGGGCTGCTCCGCAGGTAGGTGAGGTACTGGCGAAGAAAGGTTGCAGCCCTTGTGCTTCGGCTATCCCCCAGCCTCACCCTCCCACCGGGCTGCACGTCCGCCAGGGTCTTGTTCTTGTCCATCGCGTCTACTCCTGGTGAAAGACCCGGCCAGTGTTGGCCGAGTCTGTGGGTTGCAATCAGCCGAACGGGTTGACCGTGCCAGCGTTGCCCTGCTGGAACGGGTTGCCACCGCTGGACTGGTGGGTCGGCTGCTGCGCGGCCTGTTCCTGCGGAGCGAACTGCTGGGCCTGCGCGGCCCGGTCGAAGTCGCTGGTCTGCTTGGGCAGGTACTTCTCGAACGAACCGCCCGCAGCTGCGCGACGTTCGCCGCCACCAATGGCCATGCCGCCGTACAGGTTCCACGACAGGCCCTGCTTGCCCTGGAAGTTCCAAGCGTACGGTGCGCCGTTGATACGCACGCGCTGGCCAGCAAACAGCTGGCTGCGGATGTGCGCCGAATTGTCCTGCGACGCCGGCACGGCACGGCCCTGGTCGTCGTAGATTTCCGGCGGGAACTGGGAGGCGAATCGGACGATCAGCGCGTCGTCCGGAATGCCCGCGTAGGGCTTGGCGAGCGAGGCGTTCTTCTTGACGCCATGCTGCAGGGCCTGCCAGTTGCCGCCCGGTGCGACACTTGCCATGGCTTCGCCCAGGTCGGCGCCAGCCGAGGGCTCGAAGGCCACGACGGCGTAATACTGGGCCGGGGCATCCTTCTTGAGCTTGTTGATCTGGGGGCGGTCGAAGGAGCCGGCGACGAGGATGCCGACGTGATCGGTAATGGCCATGAGATGTCCTTAAGTTGACTGTGAGTTGGTTAGGTGCGGTTAGATCCGCGATACGACTCTATAACGCTTCTGTCAGGCTGTCAAGCACTTTCGTGCATAGCGGGACAACAGGGAGCGCACCTTCCACAGGTTGCGCTCGCCGATACCAGAGCGGCCGACGCGCCACTGGGCGAGGTTGGTGGGCGATATGTCCATCGCGGCGCACAGCTGTCGGTCCGTCCAGCCCTCGGACGCCTTGACGGCGTCTAGGGCGCGGATCAGTCCGCGATGGGTCGGTGTGGACATGGCGGTCACGGCACCTTCCCGACTAGGTCGGCGCGAACGTACTTGACCACCTCACCTTTACCGCCAGGAAGCAGTCGTGCCGCATCGCTCGGATACCAGCGCACGCCCTCCAGAGCAGGCCCGGGACCTACGGCGACGAAAATCTCCTCCGGCCCAACCGGCTCGGCGATGATTGCGTAGTCTCCCGCTCCCCAATTCCACTCAGGATGAGGCCATTTCTCCCAGACACTCCCCGGAAGAATAGATTTACGCACCACCCTCCGCCCCTCAGCCGCAAGCCGCATGACTTCGGCCTTCCCCGCCGTAGTGCTGGTGTCGATCTGTTCAAAATCCATCACTTCTTCTCCTGGTTGAGGTACTTGGCGAACGAGCCAGCAGCCAGCGCCGGGTTCTTGCCGTCAACGGCCGCGAAGGTCGGCACGTCCGGGTAGCGGCCGGTCAGTGCAGCCAGCTCGGAGTCCGGGATGATCCCGGCAGCCTTGCCGATGGCCGGCGGTTTGAGCA